AAGACCAACCTTCGGAGCCTTCAAACCGCTAGACGAAGGAGAGCCTTCGCTTTTCTTCCCCGCTTTGTCCAGAGCCGCACCAGCGGCAGTGAGACCAGCGGCAGCAACACCCAACCCGATCAAGCCTTTCCGGCTCTTCTTTGGTTTAACTGCAGGCTTCTTCGGACCCTCCAACATTAAAGGCTTCTTGGTTGTAGCAGGTTTCGGTGTCTTACCCGGACCAATCGCCTTAGGTGCAGAAGGACGACCTGCAGCACCCGGACGAGGACGCGCATACGCTGTAGTTGGAACACCAAGGTCAGGTGTTAACTCTCTACCTGCAGTTCCCTTAGGCGCTCCTGCGCGTTCAGCGCGAGTAGCAACTGCGCTTCCACGGCGAAGAACAATGTCCGTGCCCGGTTTCGCGGAACGTGAACCAATAGCCTTTGGCTTAGGTTTAGGTGCAGGAGTTGGCTTTTCAGTCTTAGGCTTAGAAGCCTTAGGCTTTCTAACAGCAGGCTTTTTCGTTGCAGGCTTAGCCGCATCCTTCGCCAAAGGTGAAGACACAGGTGGTTTTGCTTTAGGTGCTATAGGTAGAGAATCTCCACCAGCACGAGCAGCAACCCGATTGGATTCAACTTTCGCTTCCCAACGCTTCAATGCGCGACCATACGTGGCATCAGACTTGTAGTTAGCGCGGACGGGTTTAGGACCAGATGACATCACCTTGCCGGGTTTCCCGCCCTGTAACTTACCTGAAAGCCCACCAGACTTTTTTGCAATCGGGCGGGCAGGTCGAGGATCTGGTTGCATGAGTCGGCGAATGTCAGCAAGTTCAGTCTCACGCGCAATCGCCTTATTACGTGCCGCCTGCACCGCAGACTTTGGCGCTTGAGCGGCGGGCTTTGCTGCTTTAGCGGCAGGTGCGGCAACCTTCGCAACTTTGCTAGCCGCAGCGGCAGGCTTCGCTACCGCACGACCGACTGCCCCGATGTTTCGCAAACCCGGAATGGGAACAAAAGCCATCGCCGCCAATGCAGCGTTAGTCCATGCAGAATTCTTGTCGCTAATGCCGAAAGCACCCTCAGCAGCCTTACCCCATTCTTTGAAGTCAAGTGCCCTCAGAGGGTTTGTAGCAAGACTGGTTTTGGTTAATGGGCTGTTCCTGCCCATACCAACCTTGTTCGCGTTAACGCCTGAAGAAGCAGGCTTAGTGACTTTGCCAGAAGCAGGCTTAGTGGCTTTGCCACTACTACCGATTCCTTGCGATGCAAGATACGCCGCAATTTGCTTCTTCTGTGCAGGTGTCAAATTGAGAGATGACGCTGGCTTCCGCTTGGAAGATCCGTTGCTGGGCAGCATGTGTTATTCCTTGTACTAGGAACCGCTACGGCGGTTCATCATTGGTTTCTTAATCGGTGTTTTACCTGAAGCAAGCGGCAAAGGTTTCATCGATGGTTTGCCTGATGTTCCCTTGAAAGGCATAGGCTTGGCCTTGCCCTTCCATGCAGGGGCAGGCTTCTTCACGGACATCGACTTCTTCTTCGCAGGCTTAGGCATTCCGCCTTTCATCGCTGCAGGCATTACTTAGTCTTCTTAGAGTTCCCGCCAACAGGCTTAGGGGTCATGCCGTACTTGACCATTCCACCGCCGACAACCTTGCCGCCGTTTTTCTTACTCATCATTGGTGCAGCGGTAGGTGCCTTAACAATTCCGCCTTGTTTTCCCATACCCATTGTGATCTCCTTATTTATGCTGGGACGTTTCGAACTACTCGATTGGACATGCTCGCCTGACCTGAACTGTTAAGCCCGGCCAGAAGTTGTTGCATTGCTGGTGGACCCTGAGGCAAAGCCTCATTAACTACAGGACCAGCGGGTGTTTCTTGTTGCTGTGGATCAGGTGTACCTAAGAACGACCCCTCCCCCTCTGCAGCCTCAGGTGGTCCCTGTGGTTGCGGTGGAGGTTCAGGTTTGAATGCTTTAGCGACAGCGTCCTCAATGGAGACGCCCTTCTTACGGTCGTTAATGACACTCGCCATCTTCTCAATAATTTTCGTAGGATCTTGACCCTGCGAAGCCATTTGAGGGATAGCAGCAGCCAGTGAAGAAACACCAGCCTTCAACGAATCACGCATCTCTTCCATGTCAATGGCACGTTCCTCTTCGGAAGCGTTCATTGTTACTGGAAGGTTGTTGCGAACGAAACGGCGTGAAAGAAGTTTGTCGCCACGAGCCTGTAACGCGAACACGAGAGCACGGTTCGGGTCAAGACCAGCCATCAAACCGTATTGAACGTTGACGCCGTACTCTTCTTTAATGTCTTTGCTGGCAGTGTATTTCAGTTTAAACGGAACACCGTTGGCTGAACCGGAAACTTCCTTCTCCGTATTGGGGAAATATGCTTCATCGGTTGCCAGTGACAGCGATATCGCTTCACCCAAAGCCTCACCAAGGATCGACTGGGCTGTTTTAATCTGCCCATCGAAACCGGCCTGCAACGCTTTAATACCCTGACCAGTAACAATGGAACCTTCAGGTTGCCCAGCACGCGACTCAGGGAAACGAGTACCGAGTCGTAGTTCCTCAGACAGAACATTGTTCTCAGCGAACGCATACTGCGGCACTTCGATAGGTACACGCCTGATCTTTTCAGGAGAGTTGGAGCGGATAACAGCATCCGGTCCAACGGTTAACTGGGTAACATCCTGTGGCAATGCCAACGGTGCCTCGACCGATTTCTGCACTGCATCCATTGTGAGTAATGCAAGTTTCGCTTTCGCGGCAAATACGTACAAAACATCATCGAATTGACCTCGAGCCTCAGCATCAAGAGAGTTACGTTGCGCGATAGAAACAGGAACTTCACCAAGAAGGTTAGGAACATTTGCTAGTAGTAAACCGTCACGCTCAGGGATAAACATGACAGACGTTTTCTTGTCGTACATGCGGACAACTTCAAGGATCTGGCTTTGATCCGTGTTACCGAACTGGTTACGTTTCAAGATTTTGTCGGAAAGTTCAGGGAACATTGCGGCAAGATCGCCCGCTTTACGCCGGTACGTGTGGCAGTACAAGGTCACTTCACCGAAACGATCCCTATCGAAATAGGCACCCATCGAGTTCTCCACATGAATATGTGGACGTTTCTGTTTAAAGTGGGGCTCTACACGGAACGGAACGAAACCGTAGGTTGCGTACTGGTCAGCGGCACGAATCATTTCGATACCAAGTTTTGAAGCAGCAATGTAATAGTTAGCGATCTTGGTGCGCTTATCAGCCTTAGTGCGTGCAGACTCTTCCAACGCTGAATCGCCAGATGCTGAAATGGTTGGTATGACACCAGCCTGTTCAGCGAAATCGCGTGCAACAACATCGATCAGGTTCGCGATAATAGGTCGCGACCATTTCTGTGTCGGGAAAACTCCGGGGAAAACTTGATCTGCGTGTCCAGCGCGAACAAGAGACACTTCACGCATACGCTCATCGCGTTCACTGAAACGCTTCTTCAGCGCGTCAAACCTGTGGGCGTAATCGGACACTCGGGCAACTCCTCTATAGACGCACCAACCCCATGTTGTCTTGTTCAAGATCATCAAGGTTGATTACGTATTGACTATCAATGTCTTGCTGTGAAGTGAATTCGTTGGTGAGAAAGTTCCGGGTGTTAGTGACACGGAACAAAACATCTCTGGCAACAATCTCGCAGAACCACAACGCCATGACAGCGTCCATCTTCAACTTGGAACCGCGAACGCCGGGCTGCCATGTAATTAACTGCTCGACAAGTTTCTTAACACTGCCATTCGTTGAAGCGTCAGGCAGTTCAATGAGGTTGTCCCCCGCATGTTTTTGTGCAAGTTGATCTTTGCGGTTCTCTTTCGAACCAAACAAAGGCGCAAGGGAAGCAACACCAAACTCAGGATCCTGCTTGTTAGAACCCGTGAAATGTGGGCGGTACGCGATTCCACGGGAATTAAGATGGTCACGTATTTCCTCATCTTTCGTGAGAAACAATTGGAAAGCGTTCGACTCCACAATGACCGTGTTCGGTCGGTAACGTTCCGACCAGTTCTTCAACAGGTTACGTATCGCTGCTGGTGTCGGTGCAGTCATGACATCAACATCCATGATGTAACGTTTCTGTGTACGCCTATCAATCGCGTAAGCAACAGCAGCGGTGTCCCCGCTCATGGCAGGGTCAAGACCAATCACCCGGTAGAAATGCGAACTATCCACCGGGTGACCAGTCGCCCCAGAGATCAACGGACCCGGTTTTCTCATACCGTTAATCGCGCCTCTGACGCAGACCGGGTCAAAAATGGCGTTCTCTGAAACATCATGGTTCTGGTAAACAAGGCTCCACTTACCCGGACCTACCTCGTTACGAACCTTGTCCATGCGGCGACCAGACCACCGCTCATACAAGCCGTCCTCGTCAGGAGTGTCAGCCTCACCCAGAGGCTGCTCCGACTTAGGCCACAGCGTGTCCCAATTCTCACTCTTATCCGCATACTTCAACACGGCAGGCATAGCAAGATACGTCCACGGAACGGTGCCGTCCGTGTAATGATCAGGGTTACGAAGTTCCCGATACAAATCCACAGGAGCCACACGGGTACCCACAACAAGAAGTTGACCACCATCAGGTGGGAGACGAGACGCCACTTCCTGCCGGATCCAATCCTGCTGCTTCTGCCACTCGGAAGCATTCGACAAAGTAACAACGTCATCAAGAACAATCAGGGAAGCACGGGAACCGTAAATCTGACCGCCCATACCCAGAGCCTCAATGGTGGGATCCTTCTCCCCCGAGTCCCTCGTGTCACCACCAAGATAAACCTTGTTCGCAGACCATTGATCCGCTGTAGCCTTATAGCCGTCAGCAGGACCGAAAGCAACCTGCATGTCCGCGTAACGCGGATGCGTCAAACGCTGCTTAATCGCATACAGGTACTTCTTGGCCTGCTCCATTGTTTTCGAAACAATCATCACGTTAATGTTCGGATCTTTCACAATCCGGTAGGTGACGTAATTAATCGTCACCGTCATCGACTTAGCGTGGTTCGGGGGAACATTCACTAACAGGCGAGACATGCCAGCAGAACCCGGCTCAAAAATCATCTCATCTTTCAGGAAGGTGGGTGGTCTGCCCTCAAGCAGATCAACCACATTCTGCATATGAGGCCACACACGGGCATGGAGATACCTCTCCGAAAACTCGGCAAAAGAAATATCCGCATTACGGGCAGACGAGGCAGCGTCAGTCTGCCGAAGTCTGACCGCATCAACCATAACCGCGAAATCAGGGGAATCCCGGCGCTGAGTGTCATACCAAGAGCGTGAGCGACCAATGACACGAAGCGCATCAGTAATAGTCCGCCCTTGGCGGACAGCATCCACCAACTCCCGGCGAGCCTCATCAGGCGAAACACGCCTGCGAGGCGAGTCAGAACGGGACAATACAAACTCCCAAAAAATAGAGGGCAAACAGGGGTAAAAGAAGGGTCCAAGAAAAGGACAGACCCCACCCTCGCATGCAAGGGGTTAACACCCCATCGCCACGAAGTGGCTCAGGGGTTTAGAAGTAGTCTCTACTTCTTTAGGGGACTAGAAAAATCAAAAATTTCTAGGGGTCAACCCAAACTATTTTCCAGAAAAACGGACATAACAGGGCAAACCCCCACCAAAACTGGTGAATATTTTTCAGCAGACACATATATGGAGGGGGGCGGGGGGAGTTAAACATCCCCGGGTCGGGGGGTGTCTGCCTCTATCTTTCGTCCTTCGATACTAATACGAAGTGTGAATATTCCCCTCATGGCGCCGCCAGAATCCACGAGGCGGACCCCCACGGCGCCGCACTGTCCTCTCGTGGTGTGTAGGGGCCGTGTTGTGGTGTGTGTTGTGGGGGATTCCCTCGTGGTTTGACACATGTGTCAGAGTGGGAACTAGAGCGGCATGGCGCCGCTTGTTTGATTGGATGGAGTTTGTGATGAGTGTTGATGCAAGCGTTGAAACTAGCGAAGATCTCACTGTGGATATGACGCCTACGTGGGAGGCTGCAGTGCAGATTTATTTGATGGTGTTGGATAACCCATCGGCTGATAGTGGGGTTAGGCGTTCGGCTCAGGAGGATTTGCTCAGGCTTGGGCGTGCGTATGATGGTTTGGTGGCTGAGTATCGGTCATTGAAACAAGTTTGACAGGTGTGAGATGCTTTGAATATGGCCCGGGAAATTCCCGGGCCTTTCGCATGGAATGGAGTTAGTCATGAGTGTTGTTTCGTTGCAAGGTGTGTCGGTTACGTATGGTGAGGGATTGCTCGTGGATGGGCGTTTGGATGATGGCATGATCATGGGTTTGCGTGGCTCGAGGGATGCGGTGCGTACGGCCCGTAAGGTCTACGCCTCCTATCGTGCTGAGCGGGGCTACAAGTTCTCTGCTGCAGATATGCTGACTAAGCCTGATGCTCAGGCTAAATTGGGCAAGTCTGAGCGCTATGCGCTTGGGCTCATGTTGACCCCTGCACGGTCTCTTGATTGGGAGTTGGCGGGTCTTTCACGGCCTGTTAACGCTTGCCCTATGGCCTCCCTTGGTTGTGCGGCGGCCTGCCTCTCGCAGTCTGGTCATGGGCAGTTTGATGCCACGCAATACGCACGGCAGGTGCGGCATGGGTTTCTGCTGTCGCATCCTTTCGCGGCGGGTGTGCTCATTGGTCATGAGATTATGAAGGCCCGCGAGGCTCACGGTCCTGACGGCGTCACGTTCCGGTTCAATGTGGTCTCGGATTACAGGATCGAGCGGATTATTCCGCGTAGCCTGATGGCGTTGCGCACTCTCGAGGTGCGGGCTTATGACTACACCGCGTGGAGTCCTGAGGAACGTCAAGAGGTGTTTGGGTACCACTTGACTTACTCTGCCAAGGAGACCGCTCACACTTCTGACGCCTACCTTGCGGACATCCTGCGGGCCGGCCATAACGTGGCGATGCCGTTCCATGGCGATGAACTGCCAAGCGCGTACTCACTTGACGGTGAGTTGTTCGCGGTGATCGATGGCGACAAGTCTGATGACCGCACAGAAGACGGCGTGAGCGGGGTAATCGTTGGCCTCAAGGCCAAGGGATCCAAGGGCAAGAAGGACACAAGCGGATTCATTCGCACGGTGTGATTGCAACATGCTTGACACATGTTTCATAATGGGAATTAGGGGGGCAGGAAATACCTGCCTCCCTTGTGATTGGAAGGGTAATTGTGATGGGTAATAATTTCGTAACTGGCAGGAACATTGAGGCTAGCGGCACTAGTTTGATGGGCAACGTGATCGCAACTCGCGAGTTGCTCGAGTCCGTGTTCGGGTATCCCAACTTTGAGGAAGATGGATACGACAAGGTCACCACGGAGTGGGTGATCCGATTCGATGATGGTTTGATCGCCACGATTTACGATTGGAAACGGTATGAGCAAGGCGCTCCGGGCGTGAATGAGGTGTATGCGTGGCATGTTGGCGGGTCCGTGGCTGATGCGGCTAGGCGTGTGCGTGGCTTGGTATTCGCGGCGATGGTTGATCATGATGACACCGTGGCTAGCGTGAGTGAGTTACCGGCGTGTGATTTTTGCGAGGCCACGGATGGCGTTGAACAAGAAGCAGTTAAGACGCACGATGGTAACAAGGTCTGGGCGTTTGTGTGCGGTGAGTGTCTCGCTGATCATGCTAGCCCTCGCGTGATGATGCACGGTCTAGGTCTGGGCAGGGGTCAGCGCTTAGTCTGCGCCTAATCGCGAGGCATTGCAACAGATTTGACACGCATGAGATAGTTGTACCTAGGAGGGCCGGAGATACCGGCTCTCCTTTCGTTTGGAAGGAGCAAGGCGATGAGTGCAGTTGAGTATGTGATTGAAGGTAAGGAGGCTGAGGCTCGGGCGTGGCTGCAGGTTATGGCTGCAGTGCGTGAGTACATGCAGACTCAGCGGGATGTGATCACGAGCGAGGTTGGTATGCATGTCGATGGTGATGAAGAGGGAGCGAAGTACTGGGCGCGGGGCTTAGGCTCTGATGTTGAGGGTGTCGTGTTGGGCATGTTCAATGAATGGGAGGAATCATGAACAAGGACAGGCGTAAGCGCATCGATGAGATCCACGCTGCACTTGAGCAGTGGGTCAGCATGATCGAAGACCTCGAGTCTGAGGAACAAGACGCGTTCGACGGCATGCCTGAGGGCTTGCAAGATTCGGAGCGTGGGCAGGTATCGCAGTCAGCCATTGATGCTTTGGCTGAGGCACGGGATTCATTGAGTAGCGCATTGGATGCGCTTGATGCAGCAAGGAGTGAGTGATGACTAAGACATTTAACATGACCGGCTCGATCTTTATTGAAGGCACGATGGATCAAGCCGATTACAATTTCAATATGGAGTGGGAGGGTGATGGTGAACCATCACCGCTGGATGCTCTCGATTACATGGTGGTCTCGGGAATTATCCAGATCATGCACGCAAAAACGAGGAAGTGGGAGGAATCATGACATCGATACGACTACCGACATCATGCGAGGATCACTACACGGAGTACGTGCTAGCGGATGAGCCGTTACCTGACGGCACGTACCCTGTGCGTGCCTTGTGGTGCGGGATATGCGACGTGATGCACGTCGCTGAGGAATACAAGGAGGAATCATGAAGCGTGAAGGAATTGACACCCCTTCAACGGCTTGGGGTCAGTGCGCCATCGAGTCGTTCGGCTTAGCCAAACAGCAGGGCTACGGCGTGGTGCGTGTCACGGGGTTGACCTACCCCAAGCGCGAACACTGGGCCTGCATTGCGGGCGGTGACGTTGACACGATGGAAGACTTGAAGGTCGTTGACTTAACGGCTCGACAGTTCTCCATCAAGGTTCCTGCCAGATACGAGATCGACCTTGACACTTGGCTGGACGATGCATGCGAGTGGTTGGGTGACTCACTGAACTATGAGATCTACCCGACCTCTGACTATCTTGCGGAGCCAGTGTTCAGGGACTTCTGGGTGCGGGATGACATAGACCCCAACACATTCGTTCGAGAAGACGCATGGCGTATTACAAAGGAGGAATCATGAAGACATGCAGATTCTGCGCTGCTGCGCAGGCAATGAGGATCAGAGATGGGTTGGCTTACTGCTGCCCAAACCACGGGGAACGGGGTGTCGCACCCCTACCCTTGCAACTTGAGGTACGATTGCAACATGTTGGACACACACTATCGAAGGAGGAAAGATGAACGCGCTGTATCTGGTGACATGGATCTCGTTAGGGATCATTGCCACCATTCTGCTATCAGATATCACACTACGAATGAGAGAGGACGACTCAACATGGGAAGACAAGGCAAGCCATTAAGTGAGGTTGAACTGCTACTCACGCATGACATCATCAAGCGTGACGATTACCTCGGGCTGGTCACAGTGCAACGAATCGATGGTGTCATTGGCACCTTCGAAGTGTTCAAGGACGGTGGGCGTACGTGGTACACGGACTGGGCGGAGGACGAGTGATGGCTGTCAGCATGATCATCATGATCCTCATCGTTGTGCTGGTCTCCTACCACATGGGCAAGACATCAGGTCTCGCTGAAGGTGAGCGTGACTACAACAGAGTGCAGCAGGCAAAGCGTCTGGTGTTTAAAGAATCAGGAACAATACACAAAGTAGAAATGGAGCAACAGAAATGACAATCGAAACAACAACAGCAGCAGGTACACGCGATCCTTTTCGTGGATCAATGCAGGAAGTAAGCAACACGACCTCACTGCATGATGCAATGGCAGAGACAGGCACCGACTTTGAGGTGCAACGTTGGGATCTTCTCGCAGTGAACGAGGCTGGCATGAGTCCAGTGTCTAAGCATGTTGGCATCGTGCGAACCGATACCAACGATGTGATCAGTGTGGTTGGTGGCAAGTACGGTGTCATCCAGAACAGTGAAGCCTTCGCACCCATCGAATACTTGATGGCTGAAGGGTTCATCGATTCGATCAGTCAAGCAGGTTGGCTTGAAGGTGGAGCGAAAGTATTCATGCTGGCGAACCTGTCAGGTGACTGCAAGATCGTTGGCGATACACACAAACGCAAGTTACTCATCGCAACCACACACGATGGCAGTGGCAGCACCACTGCACGAGGCTGGCTGGAGCGGGTCCACTGCACCAACCAGATCCCCGCCATCTTCAGCAGTGAAGGATCCATGCATCGGATCCGTCACACATCGAAGGCTCAAACATATTTGCAGGACTTCCGTCACGCAATCATGGCGAGCATCGAGCAGATCAATAGGCTCGAGGCTGACATTGAACAACTCAACCAGCGTGACATCCAGTCATGGCATGTGAACTGGTTCGTTGAGTCCATGTTCCCTACACCTAGCAGTGCAGGCAAGGATGAGTCGAAGTATCAGGCTGCGTTGACACGCAACGCACACCAACGTGACACCCTCGAGTGGTTGATTTATGACGCACCAACCAACGCGAACGTGCGTGGCAAAGCATCGTCCTTGTTCCATGCCGCCGTGGAATACAGCGACTACTACACGAAAGGCAAAACCAATGAGCGCATACTGCGTGGTCGTGACGTTGACTTCAAGAAGCGTGCGCTTGTAGCCGCACAAGGTGTGCTGTAGTGGCATCACCTAACGAAGTGAAAACAGTAGCCAAGATCCTTGACCCGTCCTTGTCGGACGAGTCCAAGGACATGGCGCTGGAGATCATCGATGCTATCGATGCGATCAGGGCTAAGCGTGACCAGTGGATAGTGATCGCGAGACTCTCGAATGAGAGTCCCGTGTTCGCTGCTGGCGCGTGGACTACCAAGAATCAGGCACTCAAACGAGTGAGCAAACTATCCCTAATGAACAAGGAAGGAGACCAGTCGAAGACTGGTGTCATGGTTGCACGCATGATGCAACCTGAATGGATCGAATCACTGCAGGACTAACGGAATGAGGGGGTGACCCGGCGAAGTCACCCCCTCTTGCGCTGCCCGCACAACCACCTATCAAGATCCGTAAGGGCTACGACCACCCAACAATTCGCTAACCTTTCTCAAGCCACTGGTAACCAACTGATCGACACGCTGGTGTGAGATCTCAAGTTCATCAGCGATCACATGCAACGTTGCATCGTCACTGAATCTGCGCAGCAGAATGGAACGTGTCCGTTCATCAAGTTGCTGCATCGCCCTGTCGATGTCGGAAACCATCGCAAGGATGTCGTTGCCTTCACTGATCAGTTTGTTTTTCCTTTTCGACCCCATGTCTGCAGGGTCAAGGATCTGACCGACAAGGTCATAGTCACCCGAGTCCCACACTTTAATCAAAGACTCAATCAGATGGGTGCGGTAAAAGTATTCATCGTTAGGTGAGTACCCAAGTTTGCGTGCCTTCTCTGCACGAGCCTTACGTTCAACATGTCTAGCCATGAACGTGGTTAATGCGTACTCGCCACGCTTACGCTCCGCTTTGTCTTCACGGAACAAGTACTCACGTACTTTGTCGGGTCGACCCAGCGCATACTCGACTGCGATGGATCGCATGTCTTCACGATCCATGTAGTTGTAGTACTTGCGGTGCGTGATGGTTGCGCTTACTGCTGCAAGCCTGAACACATCCTCCCACACTGGATCATCCATACTTATCGCATGCGTCTCGCTTGTTGCATTGGTCACCACGAGTACTGCTCACCCTCGAATACAAAACTCTTGTTCAAGATTGGGATGGGCACTGGCACAACTGTCTTGCCATACTCATAGATCACACCGAATCCTTGCTGCCAGTTGGCAATACCCTTGGTGTACTTGGCTTTTTTCAAGTCCATCAGGTTGCCCACTTCGAATCCCCACAGTGTGCGGGTTAGTGACCCGCCCACACTGGTGGAGTAAGGCTGCAGTCCTAGGCGGTGCGTATGTCCACACACTACAGACATGAAAGTTTTTTTCGCTAAACCTTGCGCTGTTTGTCCAGCAACTTGACTAACACCAGCCTCATCACCATGTAGCGCGACCCATCCGGGTGCCACACCTGACCAGCCGTCAGGGTGGAAGGTGATGCCCAACTCTGGCAGGCGCAGGAAGATCTCTAACTCCAACTCAGGTAACCCGAGCAGTCCGGGTGCTTTACGCATCACCTTGGTGAACAGCCTGTCCGTGTGGTTGGAGCGGATCATGTGTTGCACTTGCAGATCGCGCAACACTTGCACCGTTGCGTCACGATCCTTACCAATACTGCGCTCGTACTCCATCGGTGTGCCTTCA